GATGGTGCGATTGGTCTACAACCCCAGCCCTGCGGACGCCAGCTATTATAGCCGTTTGTGGCGGTGATAAGCTGGTCGTCCCCCGGCTCGTACTCAATGCGCGTGACCTCGTTGCGCAACGGCCAGGCTAGCCATTCTTTGGCAGTGAATTTTTCCTTTGTGGCCGTGGTGACTTTACCGTCTACGGCTTTGGTGGTGCTGAAGTCTGCGTAGACGGCGTTCTTATATACTACGTCAGTGAACATGGTTGCTGAATACACCGCACCCGTTTCCAATTCGACTACTTCACCCGTACTGCGTATCAGCGCCACGCGGCTGTTCATCTCATGCAGGGCAACGCCGGGGCCGAGTTCCACCGCCTTACTCAGCAGGTCTAGTAGCGCCTGCGGCCCTTGCCGATAGGCCACGTCATCAAGTCCCTGCTTAGTGCCGTCCTCCGCAGGGGGCAACGTGGTGTATATGACCTTAGCCCCACGCCGCGCCAACACGGCGGCTAGCCGCCCCGCCGCCACCCGAACCATTGGGTTGGTCGTAATATCACTGTCGAAGCATAAGTTGACTACGCGCCCGCGCCACTGGAATTCTTCCAACGCCGGTAGCAACTCCTGATGTTCCCGGCTGCTGCGCCAGTTATACACGCCGCCCAGCCCCAGCGTGGGCGTACCTAATCGGCACCCGCACGCGGCTTTAAGTTCGCCCTCCGTTACTACAATTGGGATGGTGGGGTCCTTAGCAACGGCGGTCCACGGTTGCTTTAAGAGCGGCGGCAGGTACACGCCGCAACTGCTGCCTCCGGGCTGTGCGTAGCGCCGGGGCTTGACTGGTTCTGCGAGCGCCGCTACGCCGGTGCTAGGGCGGTCCTGCGTAAAACGGAAGCGGTAAAATTGCGGGTCAACCTTGCCTTCCGGGGTGAAGTATGAAATTTTGAAACCGGACCATTTTGGTTCAATGTTTAGACTGTGACCCTCGGCGTACGGTTCAAGGTGAAGTAGTTTGACGTCCTGCGGTGTGAGTAGGCTGCTCTTGATCTTATACAGCATGGCGGCGGTGACGGTGCTTAGTTGTTGTGACGGTTTAAGTACTAAGGATCTACGTTCTCCGCTCTTCGGCGAAGTGCGCCGGGGTGCTGTCATCGTGCCGCCTCCGCCCTAGCAATACGCCGCCGCGCCATTTGCAGGTATTCCTTATTAAGGTCGATACCTATAAAATTTAGACCGTACCGCCGCGCTACTGCGCCGGTTGTACCGCTGCCGCAGAAAGGGTCTAGTACTACGGCGTGAGCTGCAATACGCTGCCGGCACTTACACGTAGGACGCCAGCCCGTTGTTGTTGTTGTTTCTTCGTACGCACGACCTGAGTGCCGACTTTCCACCTGGCCCCCTTCACCACGCTTACCGAAGCTGCGCGTTGTAGGTTGACGCGTCTTCTCAGTAACGCGCACCCACGGCGCAGCGCAGTGCTCACAGCAACGCGCTGAAACCCCCGCCAGCAAGGCCAGGGTAACTAACTCCTCCGGGAACGTGGCGAAGTGCGCCTCCTTATAAGGCTGAGTCGAGATACGCCATACGTCACGCCGGGTACGGGTTAAATCCCCCTCACGCATACGTAACGCTTTGGCTTGAAGCCCACCATTACCGCCTTCTCGTGGCCCACGATTTGGGGTGGACTTAGAATTACGTGCTTGAGCGTTTATCGTTGTGACGCATGGTTCCTTGAGCGATTCATGGTCAAAGTAGTAATGCTTGCTCTTGGCTAATAGGAAGACGTGTTCATGGCTCTTACAGCAGCGGTCGGTTACGCTTTCCGGCATGGGGTTGGGCTTGCTCCATATAATGTCCTGCCTCAAGTACCACCCATCCGCGCGCAGTGCAAACGCTAACATCCACGGAATGCCTACTAGATCCTTGTGCTTACACGCAGCAATACGTTCTGGCCCAACGCCGTGTACAGCCACTTGCTGACGCATTGTAGTACGGCCACCTTCAAGACGGCTGGGCTTCTTGCTCAGACTGCCAGTGGGCGTACTGTAATATGAGTCCCCTATGACTAACCAGCAAGTACCGTCCTGCCTTAGGCAGCGGCGAACTTCGTGAAACACTTCTACCATACGCCGCACGTACTCCTCCGGTGTACGTTCTAGCCCTCGTTGGCCCTTAACTCCATAATCACGCAACCCCCAGTATGGGGGAGACGTTATACAACAATGAACTGATTCAGTATGTAGGCTTTGCAGTTGTGATAATACATCGCCGTGGAGTAGTATTACGTTTCTAGAAGGCTTCTTCATACGTTGAACCGGGCCTCCTTCTATAAGTGCAGTGCATTAAGAGCTCCTTACTTGCTCAAAAAGGGTAAACTAGGGTCTGCAAGCCAGCGCGGCACGAATAAATTCTACCGCGACAGGTGCGACAATTGCGTTGCCGTAAGCCGAGGTGCGGCGCTGTTCCAACTGGCGGGCAACCCCATCAACTTTCTGCAAAAGTTCGCTGACACATACATTACTTGCAGGTCCACATCCTTGAGGCCACGTATACGTGCGTAACGCCTTGCCTGATCTTGAATGTTGTACTGCTGTCGTTTCCATCTTTGGCCACTTCCATTGCGTACCTTTGGCGTACGCCACCCACCACAACCGCTGCCGTTCATGGGGCGCCCCGAAGCCACAAGCCGGTAAATGATTCGACCCTGTTGTGTACGCTTTTCCTTCCAAGTCAGATTGTACAAGGTTGATCCAACTTTCTGTATAATTAGATGCAACCTGTTCGCCAAAGATAAGCTGAGGGCGGCACTGCTCAATAAGCCAGAACCAGTCGGGCCATAAGTGCCGCTCGTCATCAAACCCAGCTCCTTTGCCTGCCAAGCTGAAAGGTTGACAGGGACAACTACCTGTCCACACGCGGGACACTTCGCGGAGGGCTTTAACTTGTTTACACGCATAACTCCAAACCCCTATTCCTGCGAAAAAGTGTGCTTGACGGTACGGTAGGACGTCACACGGTGGTACGTCCTGAATACTACGTCCGTCAACATCACCCGGCTCGATGAGCTTACGCTTAATAAGGTTCTCCAGCCAGGCAAAGCAGTACGGATCATTCTCATTATAATACGCGGCCTCAATCATTTTCATACTGTAACTCACGCCTATCTTTCAGCAGCTGCCGCATGCGGGCTTGCACGTCCACTCGGCGCTGCGGCGTAATAGGCGCTGCATTACTGGTACGTCGCTGATGCGGCTCATACGCCGGATAACGTCGTTGTAGTCAACTCCAACTGCGGATTGTCAGGATCAAAATGTTTAGCCAGCCAGTGGAGGCGTGCTGTGATGTCATGGCGTAGGCTGTCTATCATCAGGCGGCTTTACGGGGCGGCTTGGTGGTGGGTCGTTGCATCTCCGCGCGCCGCGCTTCGCGCTCCCTTACAAGGTTAATGGCCGTGGTAAGTAATATATCCACCAACCGACTGGCGTTCATCTTCATTATGGGAGTAACAACCTTAAGCGCCGCTTACTGGTTAATCTTGAATGTCTCTTCCCATGATACTAACCCCTTCTTATTCTTGGTGGGCGCGGATGATGGGGGTGGTAGTAAACTTGGTTCGGCCGTCAACAACGGCGTTAGGTTGTGCGGTTCCAGGTCACTTTGTAACTGGTCTAGTTGTGTTTGTGTTTCAAGACTAAGGGTGAAGCTGCGTACGCTACGTGCCATAAACCTCCTCAGGTGGTTGGGTGTAGAAGTGAGATCTAAGATCGCCTGAACTCATTATATTATACCCCGCGACGCCGCCGAGAACCTAATAGGTTTTCGCCCGACTCACGTTTAGCGCAGTTTTTAGACCGCGCACTAGGTTAGACCTAAGTAAAGCGCAAACCTAATATGCGGAAAACATCAATAAAGACGCGGGTAATAATGTATTAGTATGCGTTATCTCCATAGACGTAGCATAAAACAGGCCTAAAACCGCATAAACGCCTGTAAATTTGCATCACTTACTTAGACTGCGCAGAAACGGCTCCTATTCTCTACCTCTTTTTCTATCTATTATTATATATATATATATATTCTTATATAATATGTAAGTAAATATAAGTAGTTACTAAGTTACTTACTCATTCTAAAGGCTTTAGCATTACTTAGATGTACTAAGTGGCTATTCAGTCTAAAGTAAGTTGTTGAAAAGTAAGCTCGGCCGATTTATTGCTGGCGCGGCGTGTATTTCACCCGCCAACAGGCCGCGCTGGGTTATACTTACGTCAGTGGGTTGAGGCCTGGCAGCGGAGCGCGATCCGCGTGGTGCTGGGCTGCCCAGCAATTGCTGGGCGTGCTAGTCTGGCGGCAACAAGACTCCAGAACATCGCGCGGCGCAAGGTGGAGCTTACCGCAAATTGGCTAACTACTGTGTGTTGTCAGTTGAGGAAGCAGCAAGGTTGGAAGTTTATTCGGCGTGGCCACGGTGCTGTGATCATAGGCACATCAAGCGGCAAGATGCTGTTAAGATGCTTACTGAAGAGACGCATAGATTAGTTGGCGGTAAAGACACCAAAGTACAATTTCCAGTTACAATGATTGTTCCTTTGTTGGTTGGTAGGGAATGGAAGCCGGTGCCCAGTGCTGGGCTGCTTGGGTTCCGTACTTGGGGGCTGGCCCACACAAGGTAGGTTTGCGGTTAATCAACAGCGACGGCCTGGCTCACTGAGCATACAGCGCACGTCTCCACCTAGCGATGACCGCATTGACGAAGAGGCCTGTAGCGTTGTGAAACGCGGCGGGCCTTTTCTGTTTACAAAGGAGAACTATAATGGCTACCGCCAGGCAGGGTAAGGGCGTGCCGCCCTCTACCAAGCCTGTTAAGGGCGGCCATCATAATCACGCAGCTAATAGCGCGGCGTGGCGTAAGGGTCAGGCTGAGTTACTGGCTGCTAAAAAAGCTAAGCGGCCTGTATTTAAGCGTAGTAAGAATCCTTCTAATATATTAGTGGTTAGAGGTGATAAGCCCCGGCCTACCATATATGACGCTGATCTTGCCTCTAAAATATGTTTACGGTTTGCAACCGACCCAGATATGACGCTCAGTATTCTTAACGCTGAGCCTGACATGCCCACTGTTTATACCTTCTATGATTGGTTGCACACGCACCCTGATCTTGATAAGGTTTACGCGCGAAGTAGAGACATACAATTTGACTTGCAGGCTGAGCAGCTGCGGCGCACGGCGCGTACACCTCTAGTAGGTGAGATCACGGTTGAGCGTACCGGAGGCAAGGACGGCGGTAGTAGCGAAGTGCGGCGAGCGGACAACGTAGACCGTACGCGCCTCATCATTGAAACTGATAAGTGGTTGCTGGCTAAGCAGCGCCCGAAGAAGTACGGTGTGCAGCCCATTGACGTTGATGATAACACTGGCCTGCAAGACTTGCTAGCGCAGTTCCGGGCACGGAGCGCGGAGATAGAAGGCCAATGACTGCGTCGCTGAAGATATTGAACTACGGACCGCGTATAGAGAAGTTCGCCATGCGCCCGCCGGAACTGGATAAGAAGCTCAACATCGAAGTCGGTTCAGTGCGTAGTGGTAAGACCTGGGGTCTGCACAGCAAGATACTTTACCTTTGTGATTACAAGGTGCCGGGCCGTAAGTTGCTGACCGGCGTAAGCAAGGCGTCCATCAAGACCAATGTGTTGATGGACTTGTTCAATATCGTCGGCAAGAACAACTACCATTACAATTCGCAGTCCGGGGAGCTGAGGCTGTGCGGCGCTGATTGGATTGTATATGGGGCTCACGACGAGGGGTCTGAGAAGTATATCAGAGGAGCGACTATCGGCGCGGCAGTATGCGACGAGGTTGTGCTCATGCCCCAGTCGTACTTCCAAATGCTGCTTACCAGGTTGTCGCCGCCCGGCGCGCGGCTGTATGGCTCTACTAACAGCGACAACTCCGAGCATTGGCTTAAGAAGGGATATCTAGACAACCCCAAGTTGAAGGACATCCTGTGGTGGGACACCTTCACCATGGATGACAATCCTTCTCTTGATCCTCAGTACGTCGAAGATCAGAAGAAGCTCTACACTGGCATGTTCTATGACCGCTTTATTCTCGGTTTGTGGAATATGGCGGCGGGCGCGGTGTACGCCGGGGCGTGGACTACTGCAGCGCAGTACGATGACGCTGACGTGCCCGGTAATTTGTTAGGACGTAACCGCCACGTGCAGCATACGGTCACGGTCGACTACGGCACCAGCAACCCATGCGTCTTCCTTGACGGGCTTGATGACGGGCGCACCTGTTGGGTTGACAACGAGTACTACTGGGACAGCAACAAGGAGCAGCGGCAGAAGACGGATGAGGAGTACGCTGACGACCTGGAAGGGTTCATCGCCCACAGTCGGTGCTTGAACGGTGCAAAGGTGCTGGTTGACCCTTCGGCTTTGAGCTTCAAAACAGTTTTAGCGCGCCGGGGATTTTGGTTGGGAGACGTGGATAATGACGTACACGATGGAATTCGTCGTACGTCATCAGCGCTGAAGCGCGGGCTGTTAAGATTCCACAAGCGCCGCTGTCCTAACTCAGCTCGTGAGTTCCAAGGCTACGCGTGGGACGCTAAGAAGGCGAAGCTCGGTGTCGAAGAGCCGGTGAAGGTCAATGACCACTGCCCTGACGCGGGCCGCTACCTGGCCAATGATATTTTCAAGCATGATTGGAGGCTGGCGGTATGACCAAAGAAGAGTTTGCCGGTCTCAAAGTTGGTGACCGCGTTAAAGCATCTTATACTGCCAAGCCGCGTAGTGTCACGTACATATATGATGACCCGTCCGGCGCGCGTGTTGTGAGCTTGTCCGCCATCCAAGGCTGCACCAAGTCTATCACCAACCTGAGTTACGGCGCGCCTGATCACTATGTGAACTGGAGGCTTGCGGGTATGAAAGTGAATGACGGCCTCCCCACCAACCTGCTCGCCGTCCTTGGATTGTACAGTATCTGGCGTGCGTTGTGCGGCAAAAGCCGCTTCGATATGCCTGAGGGTTCCGGGTACAAGGCGGCGATGGAACTGAAGGCGCAGGGGTTTGATCGTAAGAAGTAAGTTTCCTCCCGCGCCGTTCATGTTTGTAATAGGGCGGCGCGAACTTTCCCGGCAAGGAGTTGCGCAGGCATGAGAATTTTGTGGTATCATACTACAAACTGGGCGCTGTCTAATCTATCCTCAGTATTGCCTTGGTGCATCATCTGGAAGTTGATGGGTGTGCATAACCGTAACGTGTTCGCAATGGTAGGACAGCTATGAGCAGTGTACTAGCAGAGCAACGCGTCGACCTGACCCAGCCTATCGTCATTGTGCTAACTGGGCTGGACGTGATGAAGATTCGCGGCGGGCCGAACGTGTTCAATCAAGAGTTGCTGCAACGCTTGAAGGATGCAGGCGGGCCGGTAGAAGGCGCCCTGTGCCTTAAGTTGAAATACGGCGCGCTGGCTAGGGTGAAACCGAACCTCCAGGATCAGCGCATTGGACGGTTCAGGTACATGTGGTTGCCGCCTGAGCACGTAGCGGTGGTAGCTGAGGGGATCAGGCAGGAACAGCAGCTGGCGGAGTGGAACCGGCGGCGAGAAAGGGAGAATTGATTGTATGGCGGCTAAGTTCAAAGTTGGTGATCGAGTTAAGACGCCTAGAGGTGTTGGAACCATTACGGGGTTGGGCCCTGGTGAGTTTAATGTACCTTGTGCTACTGTGAAGGTGGATGGTGATGAAGGGCAAAGAGGAACTAATTATTTTGAGCGCGAATTAAAGCGTATTCAGGAGGAAGAGGGCAAAGCTCGCCATGCATTTGATGTCGCCGGTTTTCAGCCTAAACAGGTTACGTGTAACGCATGCGGCGGGAGCGGAAGGCTGAGCAGCACCGGAGGGAAGTGCGATATTTGTGGCGGACGTGGGAACTTTGTCAGTGGTGGTAAGGCTCCGTTAAAGCTGAGTGAGCCGGGAACGCCTAGCGGCTGGGGTAAGAACTACCGTATTGCTAATGACTCCACTCGCCGCGCCAGGCTGCACCGCGCCCTGGACAAGGTGCTGGACGCAGGAGTGAGCAGGGATGATGGGTCTATGGAGGACTGGCATCAAGCTATTCAGGCTAAGACTGCTATGGAATCTGAGTATAAATTAAAACCCACAAAAGCAAATGCTGAAAAGTTAGCTTTTTGGAAGAAGCGTGCTGATGAGCTTTGGAAGAAAGCTAAGCTCAGTAAATAGTTATGTCCTCGCCTACTAAGCGTCAAACCACCTTCGACCTCCCTCGCCGCATTGAGCGGGCGTACCGCGCGGCCATCAACAAAATAGTTGGCCGCGTGCTGACGCCCAAACTTCCGCAAGAAACTCTGGAGCAGTGGCTAGGAAAGATCGCGGAGCGGAGTAGGCAGGAAGACATCCGCGAGGCGTCAGAGTTGTTGGCCCGACAGATGGTAGCCGCTGCGGATAGCAGTAACCAGAAGACATGGCGTTCAGCCGCAGCCAAGTGGTCCGGCGGGCGGCGGTTGTACAGGCTACTTCAGCAGGAACTGCAAGGCACGCCGCTCGGCGCTAAAGTCCAAACCATCATACGCGAGAACGCTGCGTATATCAGCAGCATACCGCTCGAAGCGGCTCAGACGCTGGTGGACGAAGTAACCAAGGCTCAACAGGCAGGCGCGCGGCCCAGCACCATTGCCAAGATGACGCGGGCGCGGTTACCGGCGTTGCTGAAGTCTAGGGTCAATCGGCTCGCGCGGACTGAGGTGTCGAAGGCGAGTGAAGCGCTGACGCAATCACGAGCTGAGTTAGTAGGTAGTCCTGGTTACGTATGGCTGACTAGTAAAGATGTTCTGGTGCGCAGTAGCCACAAGCACATGGAAGACGTCATTATTCTGTGGAATGATCCACCGGCACCAGAAGCACTAGTCGGTGAAAAATCAACTCTTGGAAAATATCATGCTGGCTGCGCGCCAAATGACAGGTGTACACAGGAAGTAATTCTGGACATCGACGATGTCAGCTGGCCCCACAAAGTCTACAGTAACGGCGCGATCAAGCGTATGACCCGTGCGGAATTTGAACGGCAGTTCATCAGGAAGGCGGCGTAGGGTATGGATCGTAGAGCGAGGTTGCACCGGGCGCTGGACGCCGTAATAGATAGAAGTACGAGGGCGTGGGATACTGAAGATTACCGCCAACCAGGTGCACGGCAGTGGGATAATCCTAACGTGCGTATCTATCAAGATGAGGTGGAGCGTACTGGTAAGATGCTGCGCTTGGCGCAAGAGTCTAAAGACCGCGAGCGTATTCATTCGGCACAAGTTGCCTATACAACGGCGCGAAAATTATGGGAGAATGCTGAAATTGAAGCCTTTGTACGTAATAAGAAAGCGTATCGGCCAAGAGGCGCTGGAATTGTGAAAGACGGGTTCACAGCCAAGGCTGGTAAAGAAGCCGCTATGGCTAGCTTGGGTGGATTCCTCGCTTTTAAGGATGCTACATATACCGCACCCAATCACGCATTTACATTCGGTAAATACAAAGGCGAGTTAATAAAAGGAATTTGTGCGAAGTGTGGGAGACCACTTACAGCCGACATTCACTCTTCAAAAGAAGACCTTGAGCGCTATGCTAAGATGAAAGACGCTGCGCAGTACGAAGTTCGTAAGTCGCGCGGTAATGACGCTTGGGCGGTATTCAAGATTGGTGATGACTTCCCGGTTACATCTTGGACTAATAGCAAAGCAGCGGCCATGATAGACGCTCGGCATTTGAATGGTGGCACCACTGTTAAGGCTAGACCAAAGTCACAGGAAACTGCGGCACGCGAAGTAGCAAAGCGTACTGAACTGAACCCTGTAGTTCGTAACTACTTCAAGCTAGATTCGTGATGCGTGCACTTATTGACGTAAAGGAACTCAACAGGCAGGCGCTTATTAAGGCAGAAGAAACAATTCTGCTATATGACAAGTTAAGTGCTGAACTAGACGTTTCAATCGCAGACGCTGTGCGCAAGAAGGAAGAGTTCAGGGTTTTAAGAGACGCGCTCCTAGCTACGATTAAACAGTCTAGAAAACTACACGGCATATCAACCGCAGTACAGTGAGGAGACTAACACAATGCACTACAAGAACGGACGTGAAGCGAAGAACGGCGACAAGGTTGTACTGATTTCAGCGTATCAGACAGCAGTTATTGGTATCTTGTATGACGCTGTAGCCGGTAACGATACCTGCAACGGGCGGCTTGCTCCTATTTCACCAGGTGACCCTTGCCTCAATCTGGCCGAATGCCTTCATCTTGACGACGTCAAGGCCGCGCTGGCCCAGCCGGTCAGGGACGTGTCTGCGCCACCGCCTACCATCGAAGAGCTTGACAAGATTCTCAATTCGGAGTCCACGGACGCCGTAACCGTTAACCAGGCTGGCACTGTTGCACCTGCCGCCTAACCCAAAGCACCATCAGGAGAGCATCGCAAATGAAGAAGCTTCTTGTAATCCTGGCAGCCACCATCCTCGTTGCGCTGCCCTTGACTGCTCAGATCACCTACACCGCCCAGGCGGGAAGCACGTTCTTCACCGCCGCCGACGCCACCAAGACCCAGACCGCCACGGTCGCCATTCCTAATAAGAGCGCGAACGGTAACTTGCTTGTTACGACTACCGGCATCACTGGCTCGCCTAGCGGCTGCACGTTCGCTATGTACAGCCTGGGCGCCAACAGCGGCGCTACTGCGCCATCTGCCGCAGAACAGACCCCGTCGGTCACGATCAGTACCGGCACGCATACCCAGGTGGTAGCCGCGCTGTCCGCTAGTGACATCACCACGGACCAGATCAAGCTGGTTTACGCCTGTTCAACTTACCCTACAGCCGGCACGCTGACGCTCAGTTTCGCGCCGTTATCGAATATTGCCACTGGCGCGCTGACCATCACCACTCCGGCGCAGGTAACGAACTACAATAGTGGGTCACTCACTGTCACGCCGCTCGCCACGCTGCCTAACCCTTGCGAGAATTCGTCCGTCGCCAAGACTACGGCGGCTGTCGCTATCAGCACCGCCACAACGACGCAGATTGTCCCGGTCAGTGGCGCTACTACCATTTACTTGTGCAGTTTTTCTGCTACGTTCGGTGCCAGCACCACGATGAGCTTGGAGTACGGCACTAGTACGACCTGCGTGGGCACGCATGCTTTGACCGGCGTGTTCGCGCCCAGTACGGGGGCTTTGGTAAGCTGGGGTGCCGGGCACGAAATCAATACTCCGGCCAGCCAGGGTCTCTGCGCCGTCAGTACTGGCACCGGGGGCATCAACGGTTTCATTACCTACGTTCAACAGTGAAGCGTAGTACACTGCAGCACTTTGCCACGCCCATCCCGGGCCGGATAGTTATCATCCGCCCCGGCGACCGGCTGATTTACAAAGGCTGGGAGCTGAGCGCTGAGGTCCTGGCCGCTATTGTTACGGCGACGGATAAGCGGCTACTCTGGCGGTTCGTGCAGCGGGGCAGTCGCATTGCTCCAATTGCGTTGGACGAACGTAAAGTAATCTGGTTGGATGAAAGTGGCGTAGATGCTTAGTGCGCGGTATCTATGGTGCTAGGAATATGAGCAGCGCGTGTACTTACTTACGCAGGAGAATGCATTATGGGCCAGCAAATTACGTTCAGAAATTCAAAGATCGTCTATTACGGGCCGCATACTTGTGAGAATTGCGGCAGCATGATTGTTAAGATGGGGGCAGAATGGGGTGGCGTGGCATTCACTGCGCCAGAAGGACCTATCTATCCCAATACAGAATGGCACCCTCACGTATGCGACCCGGCAAGTGTTCAGCAACGAAAAGGTATGATGGCGTCGTCAAGGGTGCGTGAAGATTTCCCGCAGGCGCTGAGTGTAAAGATAGGCCAACTTGGCTTTATTGTTCTAGGTGAGCAGTTACGGAGTAACGAGCAGGGTGGGCAATACCTTGTAATAAGCGCTAATCAAACATTTTGCAGTACTGAAGACCAGGCGTGGTTGAGCGCGCTTGAGCGATTGCAAAATCAGTGGCCAACTTGGCATATTGATTTGGCGAAGTATGGTGTTCATGCGCGATTTGGCGATGATCTTCAACGGTCGCCTGAATGCGTGCCCATCACAGCCAACAGTGGTGTTCTAACGGTCAAGTAACACCACCATCATAAGAAAGGAGGTTGACGTTTATGGGCAAGCGCAAGGACGTGAGCGTCAACCCCAATCTTGAAACATTAGTGCAAAGTTGGCGCCAGCGTAATACTGTTACGGACACGCGTGGGACTAATATGGGTTTGCAGGGACGTGTGACCGCATACAGTAAAGACGCGTTTCAGAACATGTTGGCCCGTACAGGGTACGGCACGCCCAATCTTGCTGAGGGGACTAACTATCCGCTTACTAGGTTCACGTTTCATTACTGGGACCTAATTAGCATGTTTGAAAGTTCCTGGATTACGCGCAAGATCGTTGAGATGCCGGCGCAGGCAATGTGCAAAGCGTGGCCTCGGCTTACGAGCGACATCGACCCTAAGGACTTGACCAAGATTGACCGCGCCTTGCGGCGCACTAACTCTAAGGGCAAGGTTCTCACTGCGATGACCTGGGCGCGGTTGTTCGGCGGCGCAGGTGCGTTGATCGCGCTCAAAGGACAAGACAGCGAATTAGACCAAGAACTTGATCTTGATTCTGTAGGCGTAGGCGACTATAGTGGGCTTATTCCGTTTGACCGTTGGTCTGGCATTACGCCTGATGGGTCGGTTTGCACTGATATGTCCAAACCTACGGAGTTCGGCCTACCTAAGTTTTACAACGTCCGCGCTGTTGGCGGCGACAGTTTTAAGGTTCATGCCAGTCGAATACTGCGCTTCACCGGTCCAACGGTTCCAACGCCTGAAAAGGAAGCATACTCGGCGTGGGGCATCTCGGTCATCGAGCCGGTGCTTCAACAAATTGAGATGTACGACAACGTGGCCTTTAATATCTTGGCCTTGAGCTTCCGAGCTAATATACTCGGCATGCGTATGCCTGAACTCGCCAGTATGCTAAGTGGGCTTGGTGGCAATTCCGCCGCCACGGAAAAGTTCGCTCAGCGCATGCAGCAAGTTTCTGAGATGTTGTCGAATCAGTCACTGGTTCTTCTTCCGACTGATGGTGAGCTAAGTGCTACGTCGTACCAATTTGGCGGGCTTGATTCTATCCTGATGCAGTTTCAGCTTGCTGTCAGCGCTGCCGCCGGCATCCCGGTCACGCGGCTTTGGGGTAAGACGTATACAGGTTTGGGTACTGGCACCAACGAAGGTGATGAGCGCGTCTTTGAGGAACGCATCGCACAGGACCAGGACGAGCAGCTACGGCCTCAGCTTGAGAAGTTGTACCCGGTAATATGCGCCAGTGAGTTGGGCGAAGTGCCGGACGACCTTGACCTGGACTTCCCGTCTATCAGGGTGCTGGATGAGACCGAGAAGAGTACGCTGGCCAAAACCGTGGTCGACACCGTCATGGTCGCTATGAACGGTGGCATCATCTCGCCTAAAACCGCCGCTAAAGAACTGAAGCAGTCCAGTGACAAGACCGGCATGTTTACCAACATCACGGACGAGGACATCGACAAGCTGCCAGATACCATTCAGGCGGAAGGTGAAGTGGGTCAGGGGCTGTTCCCCGAGGGCGGTGGCTTGACTCCGGCCAGCGGGCCGGGCAAGGTTCTGCGTGAGGAGAATAAGGAAGGTAAGGAAGATCAGGACGTTGATGATCGCGAGTCCCTGGAGCCGGTCAAGGTGGCAGGGGAGGAAGAAGAGACTGAGGACGAAGAGCAGGGCGAGGACGGTCTTGGAAACAACCGTGACTACAAAACTAATGCTCGTCGTGTAACTACAAATCTTCAGCGTCATGCAGAGTTAATGAATAAGTATATTCAAGAAGGCATGACGAAAGAAGAGGCCAGCAAGCGCGCGTTACAGGAAGTGCTGCATCCTAAGCGCAAAGCCCTCGATACTGCGCCCGCCGATCTGAAGCCTGGTGACCGCATCACTGTCAACGGCAAGCTGCTGACCGTCGCCAAAGTAACTACCGGCACCGCCGACCTGTTCGGTAATCCCACGGTGCAGGTTACGTTCACCAACGGGCGCGTCGAGCCGTACCTGGTAAACGGCGACTTGAAAGTGAGGGTGGGGGACGAAGCAAACTTCAAAGAGTCAGACCATCCACGCCGTAAAGACGGAAAGTTTGGAGAGAAAGGCGCGGGAAGCGCAAATTCCAGGGTTGGTGAATCTTTAGCGGGCAAGGCAGATACTGATGTATCTGTATCTTACGGTACTCGTGTGGTTAGCAGTAAAGGGCGCACTGGTAAGATTGTCACTACAGAAAATGGCGTCGCCAGTGTAAAGTGGGACAATAGCGACGACATGTCCGACGAGCCGCTAAAAAATTTGCACGTTAATGAGACTCCTAATGCCTGGGGCCTTAATCCTGCGGTAAAAGGAAACCGTGGGCACGCCGTTGAGTTGGGCGGTGAAGGAATTTATGCGGGGTTGCCTACTGGCGTGCGTGAAGCCATAGTGGAAAAAGATTTGGGTGTTGGTAAAAAAGAAGCACAGAAGTTTGTGCGTGCTGTTAGTACGTATTCTGGCGCCGGGTATTTTGATGTCCGCAGTGGTGAGGACAAAGCGACTGCTGAAGAACTGGAGCAATACATCAGCAAAGCGCCTAAGTGGGACGGCAACGGACCTACTTATCGCGGATTGGATTTGTCTAACGAGGATTTTGAAAATTTAGTTCCTGGCGCCGTAGTAGATATGAAAGGCGTTAGTTCGTGGTCTAGCGATTTGCAGACCGCTGAAAATTTTTCTAAGAACAATGTAAAGCTGGCGGGCAAAAAGTCCTGCGTATTTGAAGTTGATCGTATGGACCACGGCACTTCAATAGCGCATGTCAGTGATGCGCCACTTGAAGCTGAAGTATTAGTTTCTAAACACGTCAAATTTAAGGTCGTAGGCGTGCAGAAGAAAACGGGCGCTACATACGACGGCAAGCCTACGGT